CTGGACTACTTTGCTGGGAGCAACAGATACAACAGGACGTCCAATTTACAATGCTGGCAATCCTATGAATAACGCCGGGTCTGCAATTCCTACAAGTATTCGTGGGAATGTGCTTGGACTTGACTATTATGTTGATCCAAATATGGTTGCAACTTCAATTGACGAATCAGCGTTCATTATTGAGCCACGTTCAATCGAAATTTTTGAATCTCCAGCTTTGACATTGGCCACAAACGTGCCAACAACAGGCGAGATTGAAATTTCACTTTATGGTTACATTGCAGCTCAAGCCGTCTTTGCCGGTGGCCTTCGTCGCTTCAACCTAACCTAATCAATTAAGCATGGCCGAGGTGCGCTCCCGTATCTCGGCCAGTCGAACACGAAAGGACAGAGATGCCTAGCATTATCACAGCTTCACAGCTTCGCACAGTGTTGGGCGTCTCTGTCGCTTTATATTCTGACGCCTATCTTGACTCAATAATCAACTCGGCTGAGCAAGTGATTTTGCCTTTGCTGACTGCAAATCAAAACGCAATTGCAGCTGTGTACTTGCAAAACAATGTCGCTTATTACATAACTCAAAAGCCAAATACATTCGTGGCTGACCAAAGTGTTGTGATTAGCGGTTGCGTACCAAATGCATTTAACGGCACAAAAACAGTTACATCAAATTATTATGATCCATTTCCGTATTTGCCTTTTGCTTATCCAGCACCTTATTTTTACTTCACGGCAGCCGTTACAAACGCCGACATCACTTTCCGTCCAGTTATTCCAGCTGGTGTCGCGTATCTATCCGGGGCAAATGCGGCCACGCTTTACGCAACCACCGACGCAGTTGAACAAGCGGTCACAATCGTCAGTGTTGAGATATTCCAAAGCGTGGTCGCTCCCGGTGGACAAATTGAGGGCGTGGATTTTACGCCGTCGCCTTTTAGAATGGGTCGCAGCTTACAAAACCGAGTCATTGGCCTTTTGGGCAATTACATTGACGTTTCAACAATGGCCATGTAAATGCCTACGCCAACAACAATCGCGACCAATGTACGCGGCACACTTGCAACAGCTTTGGCTGGCGTAGCAGCTTCCGTCTATTCATCACCGCCTGAGGCCGTCATTCCACCAGCATGTGTGATTGTTCCGGACGCGCCGTATCTCGAAACGACGACTATTGGCAAAAGCCAAATCCGCGTCAAAATAAACTTTGTTGTCACTGCCGCTGTTGCCTATAACAACACAGCCGGCGCGCTCGATAATCTTGAGCAATTGATTATTGCGATTATGGGCGCAATGCCTGCCGGTTACACAGTCGGAGACGTACAACGTCCAACAGTGCAATCTGTAGGAGCTTCAAACCTATTAGTGGCGGATCTCGCGGTCAGCACTTACTACACACAACAGACAATCTAAGGAGAAAACCAAATGCCAACAACAATAGTCACTGGTCGCGACATAACCTTGACACTTGCGACAGTCAACTATGACGCGCAAGCCACGTCAGTCACACTGGTCAACGCGCCTGTTATCACTACTTATCAAACATTGGACGGCAAGGCTTACAAGCACATTGACGATCAATGGACACTTAATCTTGAACTTCTCGCTGACTGGGGCGCTACAGGATCACTATTTGAAGCAATGTGGACAGCGTTCACAACCGCGCCAAATACAGCTCTGGCGTTTACGTTAGTGTCTGCAACAGGTGCAAGTTTTGCCGGCACAGCCTTTCCAGTAGCACCTACAGCTGGCGGCGCTGCACCAGACGCACAAACCGATTCATGGGCAATGCTTTGCGCCTCAACACCAGTCCTAACAATTACCTGATCCAAACACTAGAAACGGGAGCACAAAAAAATGAAACTACCAATCACAATCGAGTACGTCTCAGGCGAGTTCGGTACATATACCGCACAACCGCCAGAGTGGGCGAAGTGGGAGAACAAAACAGGCTCGACTATTTCACAAGCTCAAGACAAGATTGGAATTGCCGATCTTCTCTTTCTTGCGTGGAATGCAATGAAGCGCGAAGCTGGTGGCAAGCCAATCAAGGGATTTGAAGTCTGGTGCGAAACAGTCGCGGACGTGACAGTCGGTGAAGTTCTCCCAAAAGCTACGCCGCCGGAAGCGTAAATCGGATTCTGGTTGATTTAGCCTTAGCGACCGGAATACCTATGAGCGAATGGCAGACGGCGGAGCAAATATATACGGCGCTTGAGATATTGGAGAAGCAAAATGGCGGACAGCGTTGAGATTGCTTATGACAAGGCTGACCTACGCCGCGTTCTAGGTGCTTTTAAAGCAATGGACGCCGAGGCTACAGTCCAAGCAAAAGCGGCTTCTGGCGCTCTAGCGGAGTTTGCTCAAGACAAAATCATTGGCACTGCGACAGGTCGAGGCCGCGCAGCTGAAAAGATTGCTCGCGGATCAAGAGTTTCAAAGTCATCAAAGATTGGCGAGTTGTCTTTTGGCTTTGCTGGACAAAAGTTTTCTGGTGGCGGCACAACTCAACAGCTTTGGGGCGGCAACGAATTTGGATCTAACAAGTACAAGCAATTTCCAATCTGGTCAGGTTCAAGTCCAAAAGGTCGAGGATCTAACGGCTGGTTTATTTATCCAACATTGCGCGCCATTCAGCCTGAAATCATTGCCAAGTGGGAAAATGCCTTTGACAAGATTCTCAAGGAGTTTTAATGGTTGCTCAAAGTAGAACGCTCAAGTTATCCATACTTGCTGACGTTGACCAACTTAAAAAATCACTTAACACAGCCAATTCTGACGTTGAAGGATCGAGCAATAAACTTGGAGAATTCGGCAAAAAAGCTGGATTGGCTTTTGCCGCTGCTACAGCTGCCGCTGGTGCTTATGCAGTAAAGCTCGCTGTTGACGGTGTTAAAGCCGCAATTGAGGACGAAGCTGCGCAGATAAGACTTGCAACAGCTTTAAAAAATGCCACTGGGGCAACAGATGAAATGATTGCCTCTGTTGAAAAACAGATACTTAAAACTTCACTCGCAACAGGCGTGGCGGACGACAAATTGCGTCCAGCTTTGCAACGCTTGTCTTTGTCAACAGGCGACGTCACAAAGGCTCAGGATCTCTTAAATTTATCTTTAGACATTAGCCAGGCAACAGGCAAAAGCCTTGACACGGTTGCAAATACTCTAGGCAAAGCTTATGACGGCAATACAGCTTCACTTGCCAAATTGGGAATTGGTTTATCCTCTGCCGAATTGAAGTCAATGTCATTTACAGACGTTCAGACTAAATTGTCAGATTTATTTGGCGGTGCGGCAGCTGCCAACTCTAAGACATTTGCTGGCCGCATTGAGATTCTTAAAGTTACATTTGACGAGGCAAAAGAGTCAATCGGTGCGCGCTTACTTCCAATAATTCAAAGTTTGGTGGAATTTGTAGTCAATAAAGTTATTCCAGCACTAGGCAAATTTGCAGATTTCTTCAAACCAATTACAGATGCAATTAAAGATAACAAAAAAGAATTTGAAATCTTTATTGGTTTTATACAAAAATACGTTGTGCCTGTACTTGTCACAGTATTAGGCGGTGCGTTTAAGGTTGTGGGAGAAATTGCCGGTGGAGTCATCAACGTAATTGGGGCGGTCATTGGTGGCCTTAATGGTTTAATCAGTGGCGCAGTTGCCGGTATAAATGCTTTGATTAGCGTTTACAATTCAGTGCCTTTTTTGCCTAACGTTTCAAAAATTACAGCGCCAAGCATTAACATTCCAACGGTTTCAGTGCCGAGTTTAACAGCAACGTCACAAGTGCCAACTATTACCGTGCCAACCGTATCTGGCGGATCAGGTTCAACATCAAGCGGTAGTGGCGGTATAGCGGCAGCTGCAAAAGGTGCTGCTAGTGCTTCAAGTGGATCAGCATTCATGTCAAGCATTACAAACGGTTATGACGTGACGCCTCGATCTGGCGCGTTCAATCCTGTCGGAATAAACTTGACAGTCAATGGAGCACTTGACTCAGAAGGCACCGCAAGAACTATTGTCAACATGCTAAATGATTCGTTCTACAGAGGCACAGGCGGTGCAAACGCTTTACAAGGTTATGCGTTATGACGCAATGGGCGCCAATCTGGCGAGTTAAAATTGCAGGCGTGGACGTCACAGACTCGGTCTTGGCTAGTCTCAACATCACTTCTGGGCGCAGAAATATTTATGAACAGGCTCAAGCCGGATATTGCTCACTCACGCTCATTGTCTTTAATCAAGCTGCTATTGGCTACAAAATCAATGACACTCTTTCGGTTGAGGTTCAGGATACAGCGGCAGTCTATAAACCTATCTTTGGCGGCTCCATTGTAGATATAGCTGTGAGCGTCTCAGAGGTCGGCTCAACGGCGTACACGCAAGAGGTGACAATTACTGCCTTGGGCGCTCTGGCAAGGCTGCAAAAGGCTCTTACAAACGGCGTCTTGACACAGGATTTTGACGGCGACCAAATCTATACAATTTTGTCACAGGTGTTATTTGCACAATGGCAACAAGTACCAGCTGCGCTAACGTGGGCGACTTATGATCCAACCGAGACTTGGGCAAATGCAGGAAACACAGGATTGGGCGAGATTGACAGGCCGGGCAATTATGAACTGGCACAACGGGCTTCGTCACGAATTGTTATTTATGAGCTTGTTTCAGCTTTGGCAACTTCTGGCCTTGGCTATATTTATGAGGACGCCAACGGTCAAATTGGCTATGCGGACTCAACACACAGAACAG